TCCATTTTTGGTCTAATTGTTTCCGATAAGAAAGCATACACTCCAGCTTCTGCGTTGGCTCGGTTCACATCGTCAGTTATCGCCATAATTGCCTTGTTCACTCCGAGGGTCATTAAAACATCATCTCGGTTGGCAATTCTCATATTGGCAAAGTCCATATCTTTTTGAGAAACGCTCACTGCCTCATATTTCAATCCGTTTGTGAGAATAGAAACTTTACCGGCATTATCTACACCACCATATTTCTCATTCCATTTTTCCAAAATTTCTTCCTTGTCCTCTTTGTTCATTGCTTTTTCACTTGTCAGCAAAGCGTCTGGTCTAGCAGAGTTGTAAAAAAATCTAGTATTCCATTTTTTAGCATAGACATCAGAACGGATAACTTCCATTACTGATTGCACTGCTCCATAACCGTAATAGTCTGAAAGTGGGTCAGGTTCTTTGAAATGTATCACATCTTCCGCCGGAAATTTTATCTCTTTTCCGTTTAAGCGAAATTTATAATAGCTAATCCCTCCGTCATTGGCTGGCACGATAGTAGTCAAGTCCGGTCTCATCAACCATAACTCAATTACTTGTTTGTTTGCTCCTCTAGCTTTATACCAATAGCATTGTCCTAGCAATGACAAATAAATCGAAGTTATTTCGATTAACTGGCTACCGCTCATTACTGGGTTTGGATTTTGAAGTAAGTCAAGAAGTTCGTGCTGTTCAATTTCTCTTGCTTTCAATCCTCGTAATTGATAAAGTTCATATTCTATCGTGGACATTTTCTCCCCGATTTTCTTTGTGCAAGAGTGGACAAGTGAGCTTGCTCTGAATGATTGCAAATAATCTCTCGTGCTTGGTTCAGGCACTTCTACGCCGGTTATCCAAGACGAGCCTAGAAAGAATTTTGCTTGATGAAAAAATTGTCTAACTTTTTTTAATATATTCATTTTGTGTAAAAGTTATTTATCTAATTATATTTTACAACTATAACGATTCTATGTCAATCAAATGTCGGTTTCTGGTCGCCTTTCTCAACCACATTCCAAACCATACCGGCAACTGCGTCAGAAACATCTTTGCTCCCTCCGTCAGGGTGGTCAACTTTTTTAGCTTTTATTGATTCCAAAGACATATACTCTTTCTCAAAAATATTTATCTTCTCGCCTTTGCCGTCAGTTATGGTGTATCGGTAATAATCAATGCCTTTTAAGTGTAGCAATGCTTTGAGTGTGTCATAGGCTTTAGTATCTCGGTCAACAGATAATAGTTCTGCCTCTATGCCTCGCTTGTTTAATATCTGAATACTATCAGCCGATTGCCAGCCGTCAAAAGTCACATAATTTATTTTGAATTTTCTCTCTATCATTGAATATAAAACTTGTCGGACATCACTAAACATTATTTCTCCTCCCTCTGGTGCGGTTATTCTCATAATCAAATCTATAAATACTCTTGGTCTTTCTTCGCCGTCAAGTTCAATAAAGCCGTCTGGTCTGCCAACTGCAATACCGCAAGAGTCTTTTTTCAAAGCAAGGTCAATATGAGCATACCGCCATTCGGAATCTTGACATACAAACCAGTCTTTGAATTTTCCCTCCGGTGTCAATGGGTCTTCTCTTTCAAAATTAACATTTCTAACCACTACTTGCGCATCTCTGTCAAATGGTTCAAGAGCAAGGCTTGGCTTACAACCAAAATCTCTCATAAATTTTTCAGCGTTCTCTTGGCTGGCTTTATAAAAATCCATTGGGATATTTTCCCAAATCTCTACTGGCTTTCCATTGTCGTCATATTGAGCCACGAAATTAAAAGTTTCCTTACTCATTTTCTTTGGGTCTTTTGCCTCCCAAGTTTTTTTCAAAGAGCAATGACTATCGGGGTCATTTTTTTTATTAGCATAAATTGAATCCATTGCGTCATTGGAATATCGTGCCGAAGATATTGTGCAAGTTAGCCCGCTCCTTAATCCAAAGCGAGATGTCTGACGATTTTTTAACATATCTCTGACTTCCTTTGCATTTGATTTTTCCTCTGTGTCTAAAAAGAAAGCAAACTCGTCCACTATCCAACTATAAACATTCATACCAACTGGCATAGTTTCTTTTGAGTTTCCACAATAAATTACGAGATTGGCTTTTTGTGGGTCTAGTCGTTTTGAAAAGCGAGGCACTTTGAAAAATCTTATCTCTCCTGATAATGCCTCGAAGTCAAAGTTTTGAAACCAAGCACAATTATTTATTAAATTACTCAATCCGGTAAATACAACATTCTTTGCTTGAAATGCACTCACTCCCATATTGACAACAGCGATAGGTTTGTCATTCATTAAGCCAAGATATTCGTGCGGATTTTTTAAGCATAAAAGTATGTGCATTACATACGCCGTTAAGATAGTTGCAAGAGTTGATTTTCCCGAGCCAATTCCCCAGTATAAAATAATCTCTTTAATTCCACTATCCCACATTTTATTTACAATCTCTTTTCCCTCTTTCATCACTTCGGGATAAATGTCTTCACCAATACCAAGATAGCCATAAGCAAACTCTTCAAAGTCTGTGCAAGGCTTTTCTCTAAACTGCGGAAATTTTAGGCAGAATGCTAACCCGAGTAGGTCTTTCTTCTCCATTGACGGCAATCGTTTGGATAGCGTCAGCAAGAAGTTTTTGCTGTCTTTCGTCGAGTTGCTCTCTTGCGTCTGTGGCAAGTCCATAATAGTTGTTTTGTATAAAATTATTATTAACCATAGCTTTTCTTCCTGAATTTAATATCTCGCTTAAAATGGCAATCTGTCCGGCAAGGGTTTTGTCTTGAAGTCCGCCGTCAAGTTGTTCAAACATAACCCCACGAGATATTTTTTGAGCAAGGACAGTTGCAAGTTTATTGACTGTATTCATTACAGTTTCCTCGTCCCTCATATCTAATTTATCAGCGTCTAGCACTTTATCAAATATCGTATTAAAACCGCACATTATTTTTTGTCCCTCTTGGGGTTCTTGGTATAGTGGACAATTCTCGGCGACATAGCAATTATTACAATACATTTGTCTAGTCGGATTAAGATATTGCCCATTCTTAAAATTAAACATATTTCCGCTCATTGCGTTTTTTAATCTTATCTTTCTTTTCATCTCAATTTCTGGGTTATCTCTGCAAATTAAGTGTATTTTCCCTCTATATTCTTTCGGTAAATTATCCGTTCCTTTCGTTGAGCCTGTTTCACTCCAATACTTCTTACTATGTTTATCAATATACTCTCCAAAAGTTATCCATTGCAAAGCATTCCACTCATTGACTTCCTTTATTTCATCTTTAATAAATTTGTCATAATCTATCTTAGCACTCTCTACCTTTGGCTTTAAGAACTTTCTCATTTTCTCTTTTTCGTCTTTACCATAGGCTTCTAGTTTATTTTGGCGAAAATAGAAAGTCGCTCCAAATCTTGCACCGGCGAGCCACGAGGTTGAGTCCACTGAATAATATGGATACATTCTCATTTCTTGCTCTTTGGTCATAGCAAAGCCGTGAATTTTTGTCTTATGTTTTTTGGCTATATTAAATAATGACTGATTCGTTCCTTTGCTTGAACTATGCACTATTCCGACATAGGGATATTTTTTGCACATCTCCTCAAAGTTTTCTTCTTTGTTGCCGTGATATACCGCAATCATTTTTTCTTTGGCGATAGCATACATTTCATCTCTCCACCTCATAGCTTTTTCTTCTCCAACCACATCAATAATATCTAGCTCTACTACCGCACTTAATACATCAAGATTTTCAGAAACAAATTTTTTGTAATTTTCAAAGTAGTTATCATAGTTTCCGCCAAACTGTTCTTTGATTTTTTCACTGCCTTGTTTGATAGTAGCTTTCTTACTATCTTTTGTGCCGGATAATTCTGCACCGATAATTGAAGCGGCGCCCGAATCTAAAATGATAAATTCTACACTTTCTTTCAATAATTTTAATTTCTCTCTATCATCTTTCAAATATAAATAAGAAACCAGCACATTTTTTGGTTTGTGCTTTAAGACATAATCCATTTTTTCAAATCCTGCTAGGCAAACACGCATTTTTCTATTTTCTTAATTATATTAGTTGGCGAATATATTATCTCGAACTTTCCTTGGATATGGTTTACGGCTGAACTGGCTATGGCGAAACTGGCTGAACTTTCTGATGTTTTTTTTATGTAATTGACTGCCTCTTGAAATGTATTTACTTTCCCATAGCTTGGGATATGCTCATAAGTCGATTTTCTTAATACTGGAATGCAACCGCTCATTATTGCGTCAATGGTTGAATAGGAAAAAAACTCTAATTCACTCATTGAAAATACAAATTGCATTTTTCTTAATTGTTCCAAATATTCTTGCCGGTCATCAATATCCAATACTTGTATCTTTGTGCCTTTGACAAAAGGTTTAGCTTTTTCTCCTCCAAAACAATAAAAACTGAAATGACTTGGCAAGGCTTTGGATAATTGCACGAAGAGGTCTAATCGTTTTGCTGGGTCGTCTATGCGATGATTATATACTACGCTGAATGGTCTAGTCTTTCTTAATACTCCTGCCTCGGGGTATATTTCAAGGGGTAAGCCTATTTCTGTGCTTTCTATCTCAAAAGCTTTTTTTATCATTTTATCTACTTTTGGTGTTTGAGCAAAAGCCATTTTTACATTCTTAAATTCAGGATATTTTTCAGGGTTCAATAATATTGGGTGTCGGTGGAAAAATCCATAGACTTCTCTATCTTTATAATCTATTCCACAATCTAAATCAAGACAAACCACTTTGCCTTTGTCTTTTATTTTAGAAACTAATTGCAAATATTTTTCCCGATTATAAGATTCGTTGAATTGATAAACTTTCCAATTATTCTTCTCGAACTCGGATTCTAATTGAGCAACCAATCTTCCCCAATCTGCTTGGTCTTTCTTCATTACACTTACCAAAATACCTTTGTAGGACTGTTCTTGTTTCTTCATATCTTTTTTTTGAATTAAATTTTTTATCTAAAACTCTTTTCCAATACTCTTGCGCGGTTTTTGTAGTAGCTGGATTTTTTAGAAAAATATCTCTCGTGTTTATGTGATTATATTCTAAAGCAATCCATTTCCTAAAACAACTTGGACATTCTCCGCATTGTCCCTCATCTTCACTATAACAAGACACGCTAGTTTTTAATAATTTTATTCTATCCGGTAATGATAATTTTACTTTGTCGGTTTCTAAAAACCATTTTATTATTTCACTTTTTGAATAAGCCCAAAATGGCGAACGGATTGATATTTTTTCGCCGGTTATTTCCGATATAACCTCGCTCATTTTCATAAAAGCCCGAATATTTTTATCCGGCACATCATCGCCGTTTATTCCGATAATATAAACATTTTTTGCGTATTGTGCGCCGAGTAAAGCTAAAAATAAATTTCTCCCGGGTATATTGGCTTTATCTCCAATCTCAAATTTTCCTAGTGGAAAATCTGCCTCAATAATTAGGCTGTCTTTTATTTCTTTATCAATTCTCGATAATCTTTCAAAAGTAAGCAATTCTTTTTCGGTGTAGTGAGTGAGTAGCGGAACATAATAAGCGGTTGGCTTGCCTAGATAATACCAAGCGATTAAACTATCTATTCCTCCACTCATTAAGATAATTTCTTGCATATTGTTTTCCAATCCTTAAAAATTAAAGCTTTGTCGTCTATGTAAAACTCCCCGATAGGTTTGCCAAATACTATTCTGTCATATTTAATTCCGTATTCTCTCAAGGTCGCCATTGTTCGTTTCCGGTCGCATTGGTATCTTGAAGTGTGCAAGATTATCCGGTATTTTTCTCGAAGTCTATCAATGGCATTTTTAGTGTTTGGGATTATCTCAACTCTGTTCCGTAAAATAACTCCGTCAATGTCAATGACTATGGCTGGTTTCATTTTTTTATTAAATTAAAAAATTCTACTCGAGTTGCCTCATTGTTTCTAAATAAGCCGGTCAATTTTGAAGTTATCATAACAGAGTTTTGCTTTTCTACTCCTCTTGCTCTCATACATAAATGCTCCGCCTCTAATACCACTGCCACGCCTTTTGGTTTTAAGGCTTTTTCTATCGCTTTTGAAACTTGCTGGGTTATTCTCTCTTGATTTTGCATACGCCTAGCATAAATGTCTAAAATTCTTGCTAATTTTGATATTCCAACTATCTTTTTTCTTGGAATATAAGCGATATGTGCTTTGCCAAAAAATGGCAATAAGTGGTGTTCGCAAGTTGAATAAAATTCAATGTCCCTCAAAATAACCATTTGCTCATTGTCCTCGTTCGTGAAAGTTGTCAAAATGTCTTCCGGTTTTTGTTTATAGCCTTCAAATATTTTGGCATAGGCTTTTCTCACTCGTTCTGGGGTTTTTACTAATCCCTCTCTTTTGCAATTCTCTCCAAGACAAGTAATTATTTCTTGGACTGCTTTGTCTATTTTTTCCATAATTAGTGCTTAAAAATTAAATAACCAATAAAAATTCCTACAATTCCTAGTATGCCTGCCAAATTGGTCGGCGCCGGAATTGGTAATCTTAAAAACGCAAATACTCCGCCTAAAATAAATCCTACTAAATATGCCTCTAATAAAATAATCATATCCCTTTTTTCTTGTTAAATAAATTAACTTGCAATCTTGGACTGAAATTATATCCCATAAGCAAACACCACGACCATACTTGTTTTGCTTTTTGTTCTTGCTCTTTTTTAGTCTGTCCCTCCGGCATAATCCAAACACATTTATCCGGCACATTGTATTTCTTAATCGTTTCTTTTATAAATTTTCTTGAAGCTAAATCTGAATAGACAAATTTTACTATGGTATTTTTTTCACTAAGCATTGAGTCTGTCAAAAATACTGGTTCAGGGTTGCATTGTTTTGGTTGAAATCTTTTTTCTTTTGGCGATATGTTCCATTGATTGATATGACTAAAAATTCTTGGTTCGGGGATAATTGTGCCATTCGTTTCAATTTCTACTTTGTAAGGACTGTATCGGTCAATCAAATCCATAATGGCTTGCTGTTGCAATAGTGGCTCTCCGCCGGTAATACACCACTCGTCATATTTCTCTAAAAGTTTTTGGTCGGTTTTATTTATCTCTCTGCCTTTGATATGGTATTTCGTATCGCAAAAATTGCACCTTAAATTGCAACCACTCAAACGAATAAACAATCTAGGCTTTCCGGCTGATATTCCCTCGCCTTGTATTGAATAAAAAATCTCGTTTATCTTCATCATAATTCTTCAATTATTCCAATTATTTCCGCACTTATCAAAAGCAATACAGCAATAATTAGGCTTTCTAAAAGCAAAATTAGCCCTAAAATTCTTAATATACTCTTGAGTAGACTAAATGTTTTGTGCCAATCAAAATTCATTTTCTTTGTCTATGGTCGCTTCGTCTTGGCGGTCAACGCTAGGCGAATTTTCATAGTAAGTTATTGATGACTTATCTGTTTCCCATAAAGTTATTGCAACTCTTGGTTTAATATCAAAATATTTTTTCAATCTTTGCACAACTCCTCCGTGAATAAGTTGAGCAAGATTTTCCGCCGTTGGTTCTATTGGCGCTATCACTAAATTCAAATTTTTATGGTCAAAAGCATTAAGCACATCTTTTAGTTCTGAAAAATCTATAACCATATTCCTTTTTGAAAGTTTTTCTGTTTCAATAACAATTTTTACCTTCCAATTATGTCCGTGAATTGAAGCATTGCATTTTTCCTCATATGCGTTTGTAAGTTGGTGGGCAGATTCAAACCCGCCGTGATATTCTAATCTATACATAATAAAATCAATATAATAATTAACAAAAATACAGGGCATAAAATATAACCAATCTCTAATATTTTATTCATACCTTTTGAAAAAATAAAATCACTACATTTTTTATCTCCGCACTTTTCTCTATCTCTTTTTGCATTTCAATTATTCCTTTTGGCGTTGATAGTTTCCTATTGATAACATAAATGCCGTGTCCATAAACTCTGCCTATCTTTTTTTCTTTTGAACCTAGAAAGCTGACAAAATATTTATACCACCTCATACAGTTTTTCTATGATTAAACTATTTAATTCTTTTTGATATTGTTCTAGCTTTAATTGACAAACAAAGATTTCTAATTTTAATCTGCACTCATTTAATTCTTTTATCATTGTTTTGATTTCCATTTTTTTATTTTACGGTTATTATTTCTGGCACTTTTACTCTTGGTCGCCATATAACAATCCATTTTTCTACATTCGGCGGAACTATTAAATTATCAAAATTGACTATGGCTTCTTTTTTTAATGACATATCCCCACCTTTCACTTGAACAAAAACGAGGTGCTTATCATTCATTGCCATACAATCACTTCCCCAAATATCTTTCTTTTGCCATAACATTCTACTTTGACCAGTTTTTTTGTCTTTGATAAATAATCCATTCAGTCTTTCCAGTTTGGCAACTCTGTATCCTTCCTCCTCTAAAAACTCTATTGTCTTATTCAAATAATAATTTCCTCGTGATACATTACTCATTTTTTTTGTTTCTTAATCTGCCTTTCAATAAATGCCTCGCGCTCTTTTGTTTCTTCTTCATCGGCTAAAAATTCTTTGGCTCTTTTTCTGCTCTTAAAATTATCAAACACCAGCCACGACTTCAACGCCTCAACCCATATCTGAATTGAAAAAGTATTTTTTTTATTCTTTTTAATAATTGTCATTCTATCTGCAAAAACAGACCGTCCTAAAATGGTATTGCCGGTCTGCTCTTTCCTAGGTTGTTGACTTTCGTTTTGCATAATTTTTTACTTTAATTATATTACTATTTTACTACACATACTAAAAGATGTCAAATCACTCAATTCCCCTCAATTCCATAAACACTTTTTCTCTTAATTTTTTGTCTTGGTCTATCTTTCTGTGGCAATTATCTTGACAGGCGATGACAGTTTGCTTGTAGTTGGATAATAAATCGACATCGCCTTTATAATATGTCCTTTCGTGCCGGTGGCAGAAGTTTAGCGGATAACCTTGACAACCCGGCAATCCTATTTCGCAATAATTTATGCCTAAATCTTCATAAAGCTTATTCAGTTTTTTGTTCGCTTGTAGGTTTGCTATCCCTATCTTTCCTAATTTCTTCAAAGGCTTTCTTTTCATTTTTTTGAAATAATTTTTTAACATTAAACCATAATTGCCTTAGCCCGGTTTTATACATCACATATAAGAAAAAACTAATTTCTTTGCCGAGCCATTTTATTCGAGCTTTGAAATAGTCTGACATAATGTAATTTATCATACGCATTGCCTCTAGTTCCGATTGGTGGTATTTATCCATTAAGCGATAGCCAGTCATAAATCTCGTATCAAAATATAAGCAACCTTTGAAAGCATACTTTGCCAATTTTTTACTCTTGTCCGTATATTCCACATTCCACCATTGCAAATCATTTTTATCGCTAGGGAAAGTTTCTTTGTTTTCCCCATTATCGACACCGACTAAAATCAATTTATATTCTACGCCGTGAAATGATTTTACTTCATTTCTTATTTCGATTATTTTTTCCTTGTATTCTTTGTCCATTTTTTTTAATTTAATAATTATTTAACAAACTCTGTCGATTCTTCTTTGTTATATTCCTCTCTTCTTTTTTGATAATGACTTGCTAAAATTGTTTTAGCGATATCATCATTCTGCACCATTCCGGCGACAAGTGGTGTCAAGTTTTTAGGATAATATTTACTTTTTCCCTCTAAAATTCCTCTGCGCCATTTTAATAATTGACTAACCTTCGCACAATGACATAAATTGCTCATAATTTTATATTATTTTTTTATCTTTTAAGTATTTAACTAATAACTCTATTTTCATATAAACATAAATACTGCCTTGGTCGTCATACCCTGCGTAAAAACTTATCTCTTTTTCTTTCTCGTGAATATCAATGTCATTTATGTTTTTTTCTCTTATCTCATTCCATTGGCTCATAAATTTAACTTATTTTGATTAACATATTCCGGTATGAAAATGCCTTGCTCGTCTAAAAATGTTTCTAGTCCTTTGACTTGCCAGATTTTTTTATACTCTGATAATTCTACTTCTCCATTCAAAGGATTTTTTATCGCAACTGTGTGAATAACAATCTTGCCTTTCAAAAAGTCGTTTGCTCGTTGCATATTTATTCCCCAAATTCCTTTTTCTTTTTTATAAATTATACCACCAAAATACACCCAGTCGCCAAATCTTGCAATTTGATTATCCGTTTTCAATAAGTGCTTAATGTCTTTTCTCGTAAATTCGTGCGTATTATTTATGGCGCACCACTTATAAATATCTTTCAAGGCTTCGACCATATCCTTTAATAAAGTTATCTTCCTTTTGCTTATGACTTGTCCGCAATGCGGACACCTTTCTACTTTGTTCATTGGTTTTTTTTATTTAATTATTAGTTTCTTGCCAATTATCATTAAAAACTTTTTTAGATGCATATGGGCATAAGTGCATTTTTTTTCCTGTGTTTATTGTTATTATTGGATAGGGAAGCATCTGAGAAAAGTATATTGTATATACATTTCCTTTTTTTATTCCCCATTTTTTTGTTAATGGGTCGTTTTCATTCCCCATAAATTTATATTTCATAATCTTATTTTATTATATTTTTAATACACTCACAAACTCTCATTCCATTTTCGCCTTGCACCCATCCGTCTTTACATTTTCCGCATTTGGCAATCGCCTCTTTTCTCTTTTTTTGATATTCTTGCTCCTCGATTGGCAAGCATTGACATTTCTCTCCCCAATCGTGCCAGTTGCCATATTTGCATTGCCATTGCCTATTTTTTCGCCGTGCCATATCTTCAATGTCCTCGGGATAAAATACTCCCATAATGTCCGCTGTGTTGAGTGTTCTGCCCTCAAAGCCCACTGCTCCTTTTAGCCCAGCCTCCCAATCTCTTTGAAATCTCTCGGCTTTTGTTTCGTTTGTCCAAATTTCTATTCCCCCACGAACGAGTATCACTTTTTCTCGTCCGGTAATTTTATTCATTGTCATAATTTTTTCCGGTTGGTTTTTGTTCTTTAATTTTTAAGTAATAGGCTTGTAGCTTTCCCCATTTACTTTCTAATTCCGCAGGGGTGGTTATGGTTGGCGCATATTTATCAGCAATAATCTTTTCCGCAAAATTTATGGCGTTGACTATTTTGATAAATCCAAATTCTTCCAATAATGTTCTACACTTTTCTCTCACTGGATTACGAGTAAACCAAGTCTTATAAATTGGATTCAAGTTCTTAAATCTGAAAATAATCTCTGCTATCTGTTTTTCTATTGGACTGTTTTGGTCAATAATTTCTTTATCCACTACCGAAACGCCAGTTTCGGAATTATTTATTACTTTCTTTTTCTTTATTACTCTTTTTTCTTTATTACTTATAGTCTGGATTTTCCCTACTTGGGTTTTTCCCAACTTGGGTTTTTCCCGAGTTGGCTCAATATGGATATGCCAATCTTTTCTGCCGTCCGGTCGTTTCACTCTTTCGAGATAGCCAAAAGTTTCTAGTTCTTTGACTGCGTTGTTAGTTCCGTCAAAATTATCTCTACTCTCTTTCGCTAATCTTTCTACTGCGAAGTCCCAATTTTCCGGTTTAGAATAAATTAGTCCGTATAAGCCTTTGGCTTTCAGGCTTAGGTTTTTATCAGCCAAAATAGTGTTTTTGACTTGGGTAAAACCAACCTCGTCTTTTTTTAGTTTCTCTTTCATTGGTTTGTTATTAAACAAAAGCCCGTAATTCTACAAGGGTGATTGCTTAGAATTACGGACTTTTAACTGCAATCACCACTTATAGTTTATTATACTTTTGCCTTTTTGTAAATGAGCTAATTATCGCTGTATCTGTGGGTTATTACTGGCATAAGTGCTTCGTTGGTCGGTATCGGCATTTCTGATTTTGTTTTGAATAATCATTATCATATCTTGACACCAAGTAAGCAAGCACTCCAATTTATCTCCGGCAGTTTGATAGGCTATTTCTGTCTTTCTGACATTGACTAAATCTTGCTCTATCTCTCCCTCGATTTCATTAACTGTTGGTTGTTTGCTTTTGCCTATGCCTAATCTTTCTTTGGTTTTGTTCCACTCACTAGCCGTCTTGAATTTTCGATAAACAAAAGCATAACTCTGGGAGGCTTTCATTATCGCCAAATGACGACTAATCAAATATTTTGAACCTGCTATCATTGCTTGCCGGTTTATTAAGTGAGGCACTAAATAACTATCTATTTTTGACGGCTCTAATTCCTCTCTTATTTTAGTCAGTAATTGAATTTGGCTCAAAACTTCTTTTGGTAATTTAATCTGTTTCAAATCTTCGCTACTTATTTTTTCAAGTAGTTCGGCGAATGCTTGGTCAACAGATTTTTCTTGAAATTCTTTGTCCATTGGTTTTTATTAGTTTATTAAAAAGGCACTCCACCGACTGGAACTTCCTCGTCATCTTCAACATTGATTGTCGGAATTTCCTCTTTCGGCGCTGGTTGCTCACTATAATTTCTCTGCGCTCTTTCCTCTTTTGGTTTTGGTGGAAAAGCTACTGGGTCTTCGCCGTGTGCCGGATAGCACTTAAATTTCATTCCAATACTTCCAACTGTTCCGTCATCTTCGTATCTGACAAAAGCAGTTCCAATTCTCGTCCACGATGTTTTTTTGTTATTCATTTTATCGGTATATTCTTCTCCGATAATAATGTCTCTTATTTCTGTTCTTTTACTCATTTTTTTAATAGTTTAATAATTATTTCTTTTGGGTTTTGATATTCTCCACGCAAATTTTCTGGAATAAATTAGTAAACGCTTAATTCTTCCTCTTGATAAATTTCTACTCCGTCAATTTTCATCAAGCCGGAACGAACATCGGCGCGGATTAAACTTTCGTCAATAACCCAATATTTTTTTGGAACTTTATTCAAATCGACCACTTTGAATTTTGTCACCATACGAGTTTTAACCATTCCGCTTTTGCTTTGGATTGTCGTTTCTTGTTTTTCTACTGTTGGCACTACCATATTTTCAAGTGCCTTTTTTTGGCTAATCTTATTTTTCTTAGCCTCCTCAATCGCTTTTTTTCTCGCCTCCTCTTGCAAACGCATTTCTTCTTCTCGTCTTTTTTTCTCAATTTCTGCACGATAATTTATTATCGCTCTTTTAATTTGCGCCTCCATTTCGTCATAAGGTTTTAACGCTCCTTTGAAGTCTGCGTTTATCTTTTTCAAAGTTTCATTCAAAGGCTTGGTGTAATTCAAACGAATTTCCTCAATCCTTTTTGCACGAGCTTTGACTTGCGATAATAACTCGGTAGCTTGCATTACTTCTTTTTCATTGGAAATTGTCATTTTTGATACCTTGGTTGTCATTGCCTTAGTATCTTTTTTTATTTCCTCTAATTTTTTGTCATTTTGTTCCATTGTTTTTGATATTAAATAAATTATTTCAAACACGATATCCCAGTCTCTTTTTTTTATTTTTTCCCACCTCCTTTCTCTTTCAATCTGTTTTTAGCAATTAACAACCCTTTGAATGCTTGGAAATCTTTGTCGTGATTTTCCATACCGAGATTAACGACCTTAAAATCTCCGGTGTCTTTTTTGATATGTAATATCATTCTTTCTTCATAATCTGTGCCAGTTTCCATTCTGTCTGCCTCGAGATAAGCGGAAACTTGAAATGGCACTGTATCAGATAAATAATTGCCGGTCTTATGGTCAACTAATGTCATTTTCCCATTGACAATAGCTTTAAGGTCTAGCGTTCCAACATAGTCTATGGCGAGGTCAAAATCTTTCTGTTGTTTCTTGGTAAGCTTCAAATATTGTGGCAATGTGATATAATCTCGTTCGCCTGTTTCACAGAAAAATTTGCTTTCATACCAAGCCATATACACTATTTTTTCACTCTGAATAAATTTAACCTTATTCTCACTCTCCCAAGTTTTGAAAGCAATCACGCCGTTCAAAATTTTCTCATCGGTTGGCAATTTAATTTCTTTGCCTTTGGATATTTTGCTCTTGATGTAGCAATCTATCCAATTATGGACTGCGGTGCCGATATTTCCTGCGGTGTCTCTCTTTTCTCTGTAAAGTCCGCAAGCGGTATAAATATCGTCTGTTCTAATAAGGTTTCCGCTCTCGATAATATCAATCAAGTGGTTTCGAGTTAGTTTTATCGCCCAAGCCATTAAAATGTCCGGACTGCCGACTAAGCCTGTCACTCCGCTCACAGATGTAATTATTCTGCCAATGTCTGTTCGGATATACCAATGCTTGTCCTCGTAAAATTCAATTACAATTTTTTTATTGTAAAGTTCAATCAATTTTGTTGGTTTCATTTTTTGTTTATTAAGAATTTAACAAAGTTTTTAGTCCTATCTCTGCTCTTTTTTCCGAAATATCTTTGAATGATGTCCATTTTATGCTAGTTTTTTTCTGAAATAACTCTAACGCCTCTTGTTCTGTTTTTGCTCCTAGCTTATGAAGCACGAACTTAACTTTATCAAGGGTTGTCTGTTTTGGTTTTACTTCTTTGATAGGCTCATAAGTTATTTCCGGCTCTTTGGTTTGTTTGACTGTTGGACTAACCATATCTTCGGTTATCTTTTTTGCGCCGATGTCTTTGAATTCATTTTTGCCATAAACATCAGAAGCGATACCGAGTTGCGAAGCACATTTTTTTAGTGCGTCTGTTGAGGCGGATTTCAAATCATTCCCATAGTCCAAAGCCTCTTGACTGCCTCGTTTGAATTTCATATCTGCTCTACCAAACTGCTCTTTGATTATTCTTACATTTCCGTCTTTGTCTCGGATAGTCAAACGACCTTGCACCCATACTAAATTTCCCTCTCTGCCTTTGTCGATAATTTGAAAATCCCACGACCAACCAAAAACATAATTGAGAACTTTCGTGACATAAGTTCCGGTCACATATTCCCATTCTCCGCCTCCTTTGGCTGGTCTTTTGTAGATATGATTAGCTGGTGTTCTACCCAACATAAAAGCAAGTTGCCGTTCAGAAACAAAAGAGTTCGACATTGCCAATTTTGGCTCTGCGACTACCAGTTCTTTACTTACAACCTGCTTTTTTGAAATTTTTTTTACAACCTTTTTCTTGGTTGGTTTTTTTGTCTTTTTCATTGTTTTTAGACTTATTTAATTACTTTTACATTATAAATTGTTTTCTGTCTTTTGTAAAGTGATACAAATTTAATGAAAATCCCCAGCTTCCCACTTGGCTATAAATCGTATAATCCAAGTGCCTTTCATTGAATATCTTGTGCCTTTACCTCTACCAATTTTTATTCCTTTCAGATTGCCGGAATCAATCCACTTTTTTATCAAATATTCACTCTTTAACATTGGCAAAAAATTCTTTGCCACAACCTCTGTGAGTGAATACCATTTATCTTGTTCTATCATTCTTTTTTTCTTAAACTATTTAATTCTTTCTTTACGCCGTTTATAAACTCGCCGACCTTTTCAGCAGTCTCGTTTCGACTGCCGATACCAAGTTTTTCTGCGTAATATCCAAAATGCGTATTTTCATTTTCGACATCAAAGCCGAAAGCGCCAATCCGCATAATACTCACAAATAAATCGTCCCATTTCAAACCTCCTTGCACCATTCCTTGTCTGCATCGTGGCAAAGAAAATAAAATATCATAATGCGTTCCTAATCCGTCTGTCCAGCCAATAAGGCACGCACCTTGTTGCTTTATTAGTGAAGCTACTCCCATATAAGTTTCTAGGCAATTTACGACTTCATCGTATTCGTCCATTTCAATTTCCATTAGTGCGTCTGTCAATTCAGTGCTATCTTTTTTCATCACTTTTTCAATATCAACATTATATGTGCTAGCTAATTCTTTGATATTTTCTTTCGTAATATCGCTTGAACCTTTAAGACTTCCCATAAAGATTTCCAAGCAGTCATCGGCTGACATTTCCTCTTGAAATTTATCACTTCTAAAATACTCTAAAAATTGTTCTCGTGTCATTTTTTTTATCTTAATAATTAAATACAAATCTACCCTCGTGTGAGAAGTTAAGCAATTTTTTCTCAACTCTCTCATTGATTAAATCTTCTAAACTCATATTGAGATTGTCTGCTTCCTCTTGTGTCGTTTCACTTTCTATTTCGTCCTTAGCAATCTCAATTATTTCGTCTTGTTTGTCCTCTGATAAATCAGAAAAACAAATATAAATGCATCCGGTCATATTTTTACATTCTCATTATCGGCAAACTGTTTGACTGCTCCGACTGCTACCAGCACAATTTCTTCGGCTGATAATCCAGTAATGCGCTCATCAATCAGGCTACCGTAAATTAACTTAAAAATTAGTTCTACGCTTTTTTCTTTATCGTTTTTTCCAAAATAAGTTCCTATTTTCTTTTCGCTCAATGTTCTTTTTTGGTCTGCTGTTAAATTGCTCATAGTCTTATGGTTTGTAATTAAATTCTCTTAATGTCTTTTCTCCGCAATACAAATCTCTCTCAATTCCTAAACCGAACGGCAATTTTAATTCTTGCAATTCTTTCAAACTAAAACTCCCCCACTCTTTGTCTGTAATTTCAGCAACTCCAAAAAATATGATGTCGTCCATTCTCCAACCCTCTTTTATCAGTTGCTCTTTTTCTGCTAATGTTATCACTGCTTTATACTCTCCATTTTTTTCCATTCGGTATTGGTCAATTTCAGTAGCTAACCAAGTTCCGGCTCCGCAAGGGTTGAAAAATTTTACTATTACGATTGCGTCTGTTCCTTTTCCGTCTTGGTTTCCTATTTCTTCAAATCTCTTTTCAATTTCTTTTGTTATCAATTTCATTGTTTTTTTATTATTGAATTATCCGGTAATTTTTTGCTTGCCTACCGAAAGCAAGTGCTTCGTTTTTATCCCACATAAATACATCGAAATTTTGGCAACCATAACGAGTATTCATTCTATCTGATACGATATACTCTCCCATTCCCTCAATCTCAATTTTTGTCCCGAATGGCAGGCAATTATTAGCAACTGCTTTTTCGTGGACTTTTTGATTGTTCGCCATAATGAAAGGGCTATCGTCTGTTTGAGCCTCCTCTGCGTTGTAAGCTGACACTTCCGCCTCAAATTCGTATTTTTGGGCTTCGTGTTCGCAAATCACATCTTTTAAGGTGCAAATATCAATCGTGGCAGGGGGTAGGCTGGTCGTTTCGGCTCTAACTGGTGTAATGGGGTTGATTATGATTACTTTCTTCGTAGCGGTCAAAATTTGGTGTATCTCGCTGGGTATTATTGGAAGCAAAGCTATACCAATAATTGCTAGTGCTATTTTTATTTTTGTTTTCATTTTTTTGGGCTACTCACCCTTAGCTTTTAATTATTATCGTTTTCATTGGTTTATTTATACCACTTCACTGCTTTTTGAATTGCCTCTTGCCTTGTTCTCCCCCAAAATGCTCCATTCTCCCATTCGGCAACCCAACCATCTTTCCTTTCCTCGCCTCGATTATTCCAAAAGCAATAAAATGCAATCTGTGGAATAATATTGTGCGGATGTCTTTCTTCTTTCCATTTTTCAACTGCCTCGTGCCATTTTCGTAGTTGTTTTTTATTGTAGTCTATGCATTTTTGAACTATCATCTTCTCCACCTCCTTTCTATTTTTTAATGATTATTTTTTCTCTACATATTTTTTAACTTCTACAACCTCACTTCCTTCATAACTTTTTTCAATCAACATTTTTGCTCTTTTTTTATCTCTCGCTTTCAAAACTTTTGACCAAGTTGTTCCTGATTTTTTCTTGCTTACAACATTATAATATTCTCCTTCTTCAATTTCTCTAATTCTTTCCTCTATCTGTTGCTCTACTATTTCAATTATTGGGTCTGTCCAATCTAGTGAAGCTAATTTTAACGAAATATTGAACACTCTTGCTCTGCTTGTGCTGGATTCAAAATTCAATTCTACTTTGGTTAAATTTTTATCTTTTGAAAAATAATCAACCTCATAAATTATTTTTCCGTCTCTGCTTGTTTCAATTTTTTTTTCTTCGTTCATTTTTTTATTTTTAATTATTATTTAACTAATTCTTCAACTTGTGTCTTGTGAAACAAGTGATAGGTTTTCGGATAAATCATATCTTCCAATTCTTCTCCCTCTTTATTGACTGGGTGTATCCAAGTCAATCCTTTCACTTTTGATTTTTCTCCTTTGATAACTTTGAAGCCTGCCTCTTTCCATTTATTGAATGTCTTGCAATCTACATAAGGGATACCCTCTAAATTTTGTTCTCTCATTGCTAGTAGTGTGAAATAAAAACTATAATAACTGTAATTGCTTCCTGCTTCTCGATGTAATGCTTTGGCTGTTTCGTCGTTGTCTGCTAATTTTTTACTAGCTTGCCATTGTTCTCTAAGGCTTTTGAAATACTCTTTTTTTTCTTCTTTTGTAAATGTTTTTTTCATTGGCTTATTATTAGTTATTTATTTTTTGTCTTTGAGATTGAGCTATCGGGTTATGTATTACTTTTGCCCGGCTGTTTTCTCTCTGACATTTACATACTAGAATACTTTTTGTCTTTTGTAAAGAGATAGAAAAGGTCTAACTGTGGATAACTGCTCAAAAACGCTTAACAAAGGGAAAAAACGATACCGTAAAACTGTTCTTTTTATTCGACTTTATTTTTTTATATAAGAAAAAACACCTTTGCAGGTGCTTTCTCCCAATCCAATGAAAAAGATTACTTTAATTCTATCTTATCTGCAATTATTGTCAAGCAACTTTAGCCAAACGATAACTAAAATGCTTTGTCTCCCAATTTGGTGCGCCAACTTTTTTCTCGTAATAATTTATCGCTCTTTTTACTCCTTGATAAGGGTCAAGAATATACTTGCCGGTTTTATCATTTATTCTTATTACGAAGTGCTGTTGCTTTCCGCCTTTGATAGAAAAATCAACTTCTTTAATTGACGGCGACCAAGCTGGCGGTTTGTTGATATTATATTCTCTACCAAAATATTTTAAGCCTAAAATTTCTGACGCTTTTTCTGATATAATCATATCGCCGGAATATCCGCCTTTATCCATAAACATTTTATCAACTACCGCAGGGCTGATTTGCTTTCCCATTTTCACTGAATACATATAAGTCCAGCAAAATAAATGGCAAGCAAATAAATTGAAGCTACTCGTTTTAACTTTCCCTAAATAATATTTCGACCATTTTTTGTCTAATTGATTTTCAATTTTTATCATAAGTTTTTTCTATATTACAATTTAATCTTTTCTCATTTCTTGACCAGCACCTTTCTTCGAGTTCTATACTTGTCAAAAATGCTATCGCCTTATACACTCCGACAAAGAATAGAAAAACTACGACTATGACAATAATCAAAATGATTTTGTCTATTGTTGAAATTTTACTCGTATGCTTATTTTTTTAATAATTACTACGCATTCGGTTATGTATTATCCTAGCGCGCACCCCTTTCTTAAAATAGATTTTTCTATTTTAGGAAAGAGTGCGGAGGGCTTTGCCTCCGCTTAATTTATGCAATGCCTCGGACATCAAGTTCTTCGGTATTGCTGGGGGGTTTATGAAAAATACGAATTTTGAGTTTACAGGGCTGACAAGTGTTGTATAGGAAATTGTCGTCGCCTTGTTCCTCTCCCATTATGGCGTTGCATATCGGGCATTGTTTTATCGGGTTTTGGTATGGCATTTTCTTCTCCTTTCAGGCAGTTGTTGCATTTTTTTAGACCTTTAACTGTTTTTCCGCAAGCATTGCGACTTCCCCAATAACAGGTTTCACAATACTCGGTGTCGGCGTGAGCGTTTTTGCAGTGCGGTTTTTTGCAATCGGGACAAATGAATTTTATCCCTTCGTCGGAGCGGTCTTTTTTCGGTAGTAGTTTCACAATATCCCAAGCCAGTTGATTGAGTTCGGCACTTAGTTGAATGTGCCTTTTTTTCCTTTCGCTGTGGCTACTCCGGTCTTTGCTCCGCCTCTCTCTTTTTCTGTCTTTCCTCTGCGGTATTTTTTGATTTTTCAATGGCTTCCTCCTTTTCTTTACAAGACCAGCAAAGAGATAAACTCCGCACCCGATACCAAACTTGCACATCACTCCTACAATAATCGCATATCATTTTACCTCCTTTCTTCCGATAATGCAATAATAAAGTTTTTCGGAAATAATCCACCCATTGACTAAAACACACATTGTCAAAGTAAGTATTTTTTCCATAATTCACCTCTCTTTTTAAGGAACTACTTTTTTCTCTTTGGAATTTCTAAAAATGTTTTTATCATATCATCGAGCTTGCAATTTATTATAGTTATTATATCGCTCTTTACCGGTAAGCCTAATTTTTTGGCTTTCTTCATCATACTGCCAAATTCTGAAAATGTTATCAAAGAGCCTATCACATATAGCCACCACCCAACAAAGGTGTAGGCTTTTGATAAGATTAACGAAGCAGTCAAAGTAAAAAAATAAAGTAGAAATTTTTTGCTGAATTTTTTTGCCAATAAATGCCAGCTAAAATTATACTCTACATATTTTGCTACCATTACTCCTAACACACAATCGATTGTCATAATTCCCAACAGTGCTATTAGCATAATACTTTCCCTATCCTCCAAATTAAAAAAACACGGAGGGATAAGGGCTAAAATTTTTACCCAAAAGTTATTAAATACCTCATCTAGTTTTATTGTTATGTATTTCATTTTCCAGCATACGGCTTGTTTTCTCCTTTGTTCGCAAAGTAAAATGTAAACGCAGAGCCAGCCAAAATCATAAAATTATTTTCGCTTAATACCCCGATAAAAAATCCCACGCACGCAGTTATTGTTATTAACAGAAAAACCATTTTTGACGCTGACTCTAATATTTTCATATTCAAAATTTTAATAATTAACCAAATAAAATTTTCATTGCGATTATTGAAATTAGCAAAGTGATTGCTCCGAGTAAAAACCAAACGGCGTGTTGATAATCTTCCCACGCTCGAAGTGGAGCAAATCTTTTTCTTTTTTCTTTCAATGTCAATTTCTTTTTCATATTGTTATCTTAAAAAATTATACCTTTTGAATAAACACGGTCGCTCTGTATGGTGGCATATTATTATGAGCGCCTCCACTGCCGGCATTATTATTGGTAGCAGTTGTGGCTTGGTTTGTAGCGGTTGTGGCAATGTTGGTAGCGGTTGTATTGTTGATTGCTGGGGTTGCACTACTTACATCATAATCGTCATCCGCATTATTATCAGCGACAGTTGTTCCACTTCCGTCAACCACCTCATTATCTCCTCCGTGATGTTTATGCGACTCTTGCGTATGGTTGTGGGGGTTTTGACTATGGTTATGAGCGTTTTGCGTGTGATTATGAGCATTTTGCGTATGCGTATGCACCGGCATTTCAGTTGCCGATAAAGTGTGATTAGCTTCTCCTCCGGTGTCTGCTGTGTCATAAGTTCCACCGGTATCTTGCCCCGGACAAAGTGCAAATTTATTTCTCATATCAATCGTTCCATTTGAGCCATTGCAAAAGCTATATCCAGCCGGAATTGTAGCAATCGTTCCGTTCCACATAATGATTCCACCTTTTGGAAGTAGTCCCCAATCAGCGTGAATATCTGCCGGAGCAATCAAAGTTCCGTCCTCGTCGCTGTGGTGTGCGCCAGCAATTAAATCCAGCATATCGTCAAAATTTTGATTGACTTCCTCGGGGTCAATAGTGGTGTTGTTTGTGAAAGTGTAAGACTTATTTATCATATTTTTTAAGTTTATCAATTATTACTCCTAGTTTTGATTCTACTCGGGTTATGGCAGTCTTATCTATTCTTTCTAATTGTCTTTCTCTAACTTTTTTATCCAAAACTTTTCCTTTTATTTTATCTGTTCTTTGTTTTTTTATTGCCTCGAATAATCTGTCAACTTGCGATTCTTTCAAATTATCAACTGCACTTTTACTCAAAGCCATTCTCATTTTTGAGCCGTCAGATAAATTGAACCAAACCTCTCGATAATTTACACGCTGAACAATCCCATTCGGGGTTATTCTTAAAATCACTTCATCTGTTATTGGACATCTTATTTCCATATTTATGCTGTTGGAGCGTCAGGATTTTTTTCGGTTGAAACTAAATCCAGTCTCCGTCTTAATTCATTAACACTTCTTGTAAAAAATGGCAATCTCGAACTTAATTCTAATGATATTTTTTCCGGTGTATAACTTACTTTTGAAATATAAGTATTCGTTGCCGTCACATTCGCAATATCATATCCCCATTTATCCACTCCCCATAATGCTTGCCCCCAAAGAGTATAAGTCTTTTTTGATAAATAGTTCAATATTTTAGCAATATTACCCGGTTTAACTGTTTCTATGTCATAACCTTTTTCCGATTCTTCATTATTATTGTCAAGGATATTCGCTTGCGTTCTAACTTCCGGCTCATCATTCAAATCAAGTTGAGCGTCAGCGAATTTCTGCATAGTATCAACATCAGTCAAGCGGTTGTCTGTGATAAAAACTGCACTCCTGCCATAACTGGCTATCGAAGCTGAGCGGTCATATACTCTAAACAAATTTTCCCCAGCAACTTCCTTTCCTATAACATAACACACATTTTTAATATTTTCCACCCTCTTACTTGGTTTTAATTGTTCAATGTCTTTCCCGACAAAAAAAACGTGTTCTGGTTCTTCCGCAAATTGTTTCAAATTTATAATATTATTCTCATCTAAATACCAATACCAGTCTGCCGGACACATTTCTACTAATTTATTGATAGCGTCCATTATCATAATTGTATTAAATTCGTAGTCGATAGTTATTGCGGTATCTTGGATACTTGTCAAACTGTAATTTATTTTTCCAACTACTCCGTCAATATCATTGTATTTATCAATAATGTCTTTCAAAATATCGCCGGGTTCTTGTCCGGTATAAACTACTCTCGTATTTCCCAAAGTTGGGCTGTCATTTATTCCACTGCCATTGTCCAATAATTCTATCTGTGAAAGTTCTTTGACATACCCCAATAAAATTACTTCAATTATTTCATTATTTCCGTCAACTCCTGGTGTATATGTCGAAATAAATCCATTATAAATAATTTGTCCGTCATTATTGTCTTTGTCAAAACATCTAACAATAACTTGATTGCGAAAAGCGATGTCGTCCGACTCTCCAAAGTCATCTGCCAATCTTGCCAGTTGCACTGTCATTTCACTCAATCCCGAATTTAAGCTCATCGAAAAATTTGGCTCGCTGATAACATCATTCCAAGTCGTGATATAAGTGCCGTCATTTTCATAGACATCGTATTTATAGCGTTTCATAATTTACAAATATTTTTTCTTATAACTAAAAACTATATCCACATTTCTTGCGTCAAAATCGTCAGTATATTCCCAATTATTATCTCCCGGATACCAAATTGGCATAATTCCTAAATACTCAATAATCGTTCCATTTCTCGATACAGTTTTGTTTTTTATGGAAATAATAATCACATCATCAGCTGTCCAATCGTCTAAGGTTATTTTCACATAATCCAAAGTGTTCAAATTTTTTAATTGCATAAACTTTGTTGACGATGCAGTCAATGAATTTATCGTTATCTGAATATCCGGCTGGGCTGGCGCTGTTCCCTCTATCTCAATGTCGTCTGTGTAAGGGCTGGTCGTTTTACCGGCAAAAGATTCCGTTGTGCTAGTGGTGTCTTCGCCAAAAGCCTTGTAGCACTCAAATTTAACCTCTATTCTTGCCCATTTTAAGTATCGTTCCACTTTTTCCACAAATCCACTACAAATATATCGTCGAGTATCACTAGCATACTCAATGTCCAAGTTTTTTTCTTCGGATTCAATCGTTTGTTTGAAATCGTCTATTCTTGTGTCTAATAATTCTCTTGTCGTATCTTTGATAATCACAGTCATTTTTATTGTTCTAATCCCATAATTTCGGCGTAAAAAAAGACTCTCGTTTGTGCGAGCAATTTTTTGGACATTTATATCCGGCTTGGCGGTGTTTTCGTGGTCGCTGGTTTCAACGAAATAATTGACTGCATCATTCAAGTTCAAACCATTAAAAAGTATTTCCATAAAATTACGCTATTCCCCAATCCGCTTTTTCTTGTTCGCGCGACAGGGATATTTTGATTTTATCAATTAAATTTTCTATATCTAAATCATTACTAAAATAATTATCTCCCGAAATTTGAATCGTGATATTTTTTCCTCCGCCAGTCATTCCTCCTGCGTTGGGATTATATTTTTTTGGCACAACTGCCTCTCCCTCGTGTAAAATTGCCATAGTATCTCTCGGCACATAATTTGTTCCGACTGCTAAGGTTGGTAAATCTGACACTGCGGAAGACACATTGCCTATTTTTCCAATATCTACTCCCGGCACTTTATTCATTTTCTCAATCAATTTATTAAGCTGATTGATGACCGCATTTATCATAACTGTAATAGCGGAAACAATGCTCTTGAAAATTCCGGCGCCGAAATTGTAAATCCCCTTAAAAATATTTTCAAACATTGTTTTTGCGTCTTCCCAAGCCTTTTTCCAATTACCAGTAAAAATATCTATGGCTATTTTGAATACGCCAGAAAATAAAGCCCAAGCAACTTGAAATACGCCAACTATGGCTTGCCAAATACCGGCAAAAAATGTCTTAACATTTTCCCAATTTTCTTTCCAAAATTTTAATGCCTCATCACTTCTCTTTTTTAATTCTTGAAATAATGGAATTACATATTGCTCATAAAAATTTACCATTGCTTGAAAGACTGCTTTCAATTTATCTTGCATACCTCCCCAGTTTTCATTCCAAGCTTTTGCCAATAAAAAGACTATCGTTCCAATAGCGAGGATTGCCAAAGTGACTGGAGCCATTGCAATTACAACTGATATTCCCCAAGCGACAAATGCGCCAGTCAAAACAGCCAGCACAGCAACCATTACTGCTTTTCTATTTTCTACATCACTAAAAAATTCTTTCAATAAATTATAAACTGGCTCAATATAAGTCCAAGCTAATTGAGCAAAGTTCTGAATAGCATTGACAACATTGGTAAAAAAGTTTATAATATTTTCCTTATTAGCGTCTATCCAAACGATAAAATTACTAGCGGTAGTTCTTAAAATATCAAAAATACTTCCCTCTCGGACTACTCCCTCTTGACTGATACCGACAATTTCTCTCAAAGCCATTGAAGTATTATCTTTAAGCGTTGACCATAAACCGGATAATGACTTGGCTTGTTGCGCCATCATTCCGTGAAATTTTCCGCCCTCATCAGTCATACTTTGCAAAGCTTTTTGCACTTCGGGATAGCCAACTTTTCCTGCCGTCACTAATTCATTTACTTTCTCGACTGACACTCCCATAGTGGAAGACAAAGCCTCATAAATTGGAAGTCCACGCATAGCAAATTGACGAATATCAATCGTCATTGCTCGTCCTTGTGTTTTGAGTGTTCCAAGTAAATATCCTAAATCTCCAATCGGCACATTTAATCCGGCAGAAATATCGCCAAGCATTTTCATTCCGTCCACTGCTTCATTGCCAGTCATTCCAAAAGCCATTAACTGTTTTGTGGTGGTGGCTAATTCAGGAAATTCAAAAGGCGTTTCAGCAGCGAATTTTGAGATATTTTTCAAAATATTTCCTGCTTCCTCCGCACTGCCTGTCATCGTGGTCATTGCGATTTTTGTCTGTTCAAAATCGGCGGCTGATTTTACTCCGGCAACGCCTAAAGCAGTGATTCCAGCGACAGAAGCGCCAATGCCAACGGCTACTTTTTGACCAAGATTAGCAAAGCCCGAGCCTAAATTACTAAGAGTGCTATTGGCAGATTTTAGTCCGCCGGACATCTCGTCTTTTAGTCTTAATATCACATCTAATTGAGTTTGTTCAGCCATATTATTTTTGATTATCTTTCGCTTGTTTAATTAGTTCTGCTTTATCCTCCGCCTGCATACAATCTACAATTTCTTCTATAAAAAATGCAGGCTGGGCATTGTAGGTATAAAAATCCCAGCCCATTCGCCTGCATATTATGTATCTTGCGTATTCCGGGGATAAACTTTTACCTTTGCCGGGAAATGCTAATGCGTCAACTAATTGCTTTCCGTCAGTTTTTTTTTATTCAGTTGATTGATTTCTAAATCTAGCGCAGTTCCGTCGGCTTCCTCTATAAAATCTTTAATTGCTTCTATGCTCGCCTCATATTCCGTTCCGTCAATGTCAATCAATTTTTTGATAGCGGTTTCTCTAGCAAAGTTATTGGCTTCCGTCAATGCACTAAAATCAAATTCCATTCCTGCAAATATTTCCTCGCCTGTTCCTCCCTCTTTCATTTGCAAGATTTTTTCTCCGTTGATTTTCTTATCTCCTAACATTTTCATTCTAAATTCTTCAATTTCAGATTTTGAAAAATAAGTGATAATCTCAACTTTTTTACCGGAGGGTAATTCAAAGATTTTAGTGGGTCTTTTATATTGGTTTGGCATAATCTTTTTTATTTAATTATTTAATAAGTTGATACTCCGTTGACTAGGGTTATATCAAGAGCAATCGCCTCGCTATTGTCGTATTCCACAAAAAATTCAGTTTCGTCAAATACATATTCGCCGATGGTGTTCTTGTTTTCCAACTTGCTTGGCTTGATATTGTATAGCTTGATAGTCAGACTGCAATAATCTCCACCAGTTCTTACAATGTCGCCAGTGAATAGAATTGTGCAGGCTTTTTTGGCAATATCATTGTATTGGCGCGCGTCCTCTGCTCTTTCAAATAACTTCTTTATCGTCAAACTTGCGTCAGGAACTCCCGGAAGGATAACTGGGTCATTACTTCCCGAAGCGTGCCTTAAAACCATTTCACGGCTAATTTCTAGCTTCAAATCATCTACTGGCGTTGCTAAGGCTAAACTAGCGACATTAGCGGTTGCCTCTGTTTCGTTTGCTCCTAAACCGACTAACATTTGCCCAAATTTGAAAGGTCTTTTCAAAGTAGCATAACTGGCAGTCAGTGGTTTCAAAGTTATCAATGCTCCGGCGGTTGCTGTGATAGTGGTTGACGCACAAGTGATTGACTTATTTCCCGACACAATAGTTGCTATGGTCACATCAGTAGCCACTCCGTCTTCCCAAACTTGAATTACATCGCCAGCAACTAATCCATAACAAGGTTCAGGGTCATATTCCTCATTAAATTCTACGCTAGTCATTCCTGCTCCTGTTAAAGCGGTCAAAAGAGTTCCAGCGTTAAATTTGGCTTTTGCCACAATGTCAGCCTCAAAGACTAAATAGCCTTTATCAAAAGACATTGACAATTTATTTACTTGGCAACCGACAAATCTATGCACGGCATTTCCTTTGACAATTTCAATAGTGTAATAAGCACTATCATCAACTGTAAATGGGTGCGTGTATCCGTCAGCGTCTCCACTCTCTGTTCCAAGAGCCAAAGCCATATTGAGAAAATATCCGGCATTGGTCGGGTCTGCGTAAAATTTAACTTTTCCGCCGTGAGTTCGTTGACCTTGTAAAATCAAATTCGATTTCCAGTCAATCCCGACAATCTGTTCCACTCGTTCATTTTTCAAATCACTACTTAAATCTTCTTCCAAGATAGGAACAAAAATACTTGGAATTACTGCGGTTGTTGCATCGGCTTGTTTGCCGATAGCGAAGTAAGCGGAGTCTGCTTTATAGTTCATATTTTTAACTTAATTTATTATCTAATTTTTTAACTTCCTCTTTCTTTTTCTCTTTAATAATTTGCACAAAATTTGGATTGCTTATTTCTTTTTCCGTTTCAATAATGGCTTTCGACTTTACCATTCCAATACCCGGTAAAATCAATTCCTGCTCCGAGATATTTTGATATTTTTTCTTTGGCATAGTATTTAATTATTTATTACTTAATCTTATTTATTACTTATACTCGGGAAAAACCCAACTAGGGTATTTCCCAACTAGGGAAAATCGGCACTAGGCTCTATCGACAAAATCGTGAATGGTTATCGTAAATTCTGCGAAGATAAAAGGTTCTTCTAACATTATATCATAAAAATTTTCTTCTGCAACATCTACTTTCATACAGTTGCCGGAAAGGTCGGAATTCTTGTCAAAAGCCTCATTTACCATATCAACTGCCGTGTCCAAAATTGTCTCTGCTTCGGCTCGTGTTTTGTTGCCGGTAAATTCATAAATCAATAACAAAGTATAGCTCCAAGTCCGCTCGTTTGAGTGAGTGTCTGCCACTCTGCCACCGCCAGCTTTTTTATAAAATTCTGCCGTTGGAAAACCGGTAAATTCTTTTTTATGTCCATATCTAACTTCAGAAAAAAGCAAAACATTGTCTTGTTCTTCAAGAGCCTCGAGCATATTTTTTATCAATGGCGTGAAAATAGAATAACCTTTCATTTTAATTCTTTTACTACTTTACTTAAAACTTGTTTCATTTCATTTTTAATGGCATTTTTTGCCTTGTTATATCCTAACATCATAAATGGTCTAGCTTTCATAAATCTTGTTCCCTCGTGAACAAAGGTGGCATAGGTAGTGTGCGGACTAATTACGACGTGTGGTTCGGCTCTTAATGCCAAGGAACTTGAAACGCTGATACTGGTTCTTAGTCTGCCTGTTCTGACTGGCGTTCTTAATTTGCTCTCTCTTTCAACCATATACCCTGACCTCATCAATGCGTCCATTACCATTTTTTTGATATTCTCCGGCGCGCTTTCCCATTTACTAACTAATCTACTTAATCCTTTTATTTCAATATTGTATTTCATAACTATAATTTAGCCAATAAAACTTCCATATGTGGAAAAGCACCATAATCGAAATTTTTAATTGACTGAACTGTATATTCCACTTCTTCCAATAATATTCTGTCGCTTTCTTTCAAATCAATTTGCTGACAAAATAATTTGAAAATCTTGCCAATTTTTTGACTGCCAATTTCTTCCAAATCTCCGTAAGGTTGTAGCATACCTGCTTGGGCGGTCAAATATTCTTGATAATCGCTCTTTGAAGTATCCGCAATATCGGTTAATCTTTTTGTAGTAAATTCAGTTTTTAGTAATGATTCAAACGACATTTTGTTTAGTAAATTCTTCAATTATTTCTTTAGCTAATTCAAAATCTTTCCATTGGTCATCTTTATAAGAAACAGAATAGTCGCCAATTTTTTCACTTTTGATTTCTCCGTCTGCGTGATTGCTAAAATTCATAATGCCGGAGGCTAAAACCATTGTAGCGAAATTTATCTGTTTTGGCACTGTTGACGAGTAGCCAAATTGACCGGTTATTTTGATATTTCGGATTCCAGAGTTAAAAACCGAAATTAAGGGGTTTCCGGGTGCGACAATCAGTTTACGCATAGGCTGGCTGTTGTAGGGATAGCCGTAGCAATGCGTATCTAGCTCCAAGGTGTATAATATGGTTCCGTCGGTATCAAGTATCTCAACAGAGGTAATTTCGAGGCACTCGTCGATATACATTTCCTCTTTTCCGTTGCCGTCAAAGTATCTGACTTCGTCCTCTGCGTCATCTTCAAGTATGAAGTTTCTGCCGGTTCGCCTGTCAATAATTGCTTCGGCAGTTTCAATCCAGCTTTCAATCTGCGTTTCAAATCCACTCTCAATTTCCGTAAGAGTGTAATTTTCGATTTCTTCAACTGAACAATATCCTTTTAACATATTTTTATAATTTTACAGAATAAGGTTTCGTTTTTTTTGAATAAGGATTTACTTTTCTGCCATAATGGCTGTTTTTTCTAGTATAAATCCTTTTCAATCTTTTTGCAATAGCTGTCAATTCTATGCTTCGATTGCTGTTGACGGTTATTGCTCCCACGATGTCAATATTTCTGTCATTTGATAAAGTTTCTATACCTGACAATTCAATTCCTCGTTCGCTGGTTTCTCGATATGCTCCAAAAATATTGATTGCTCTCTCGCTTAATAACTGGTCTGTGCCGTGTAAATTTATATTTCTTTCCGAGTTAGTTTCTGCCTCTGCCTCTAAGATAATGCCTCTTTCGGAAGTAGTATCAATTTTTCCAGTCAATTCAATTTGACGAATTTCGTTAGCTGTTTTTTCTCCGGTGGCTTCTATTGTTCTTTGAGAATATGCCGAATTTTTACCGCTCAATTCAATATATCTTTCTTCTTGACTTTCATCAATTCCGCTAAGTTCTATTATTCGTTCCTCTATTTTAGTATTTGCTCCAACAAGTTCTATTTCTCTGTCCTCATTTTTTGAATCAATACCGCCAACCTCTAAACTTCTTTCTGTCTGACTAAAATTTTCAGCATTTAATTCAATGCTTCTTTCGTCATCAGCACTTTCTTTACCAGTTATTTCAAAGGCTCGTTCTGTTTGAGTAGTATCAATTCCAGCTACTTCAATTATTCTTTCTCCAACTCCTCTGATTGTTCCTTCCAATTCAATTTCTCTTTCAGTGTTTGTTTGGTTGATTCCTTTGACTTCAATATTTCTGTCGCCAGTAATTTTTATTGAACCAATCAAATCAATATTTCTTTCGCTTTGAGCATTATCAATTCCGTGTAATTCAAATTCTGTTTCTGTTTCTGTTTGATTTTGTCCGGCAAGGTTTATTGCTCTTTCTGATTGGCTAAATTCTTTACCCACTAATTCAATGTCTCGATTATCTATCGCTTGATTTTCTCCGTGCAACTCAATAGCTTTTTCGGTATTGGCAAGTTCTTTTCCGGTCAATTCTATCGCTCGGGTTTCTAATAAAGTTTCAATACCGCTCAATTCAATGTTCCGGTCGCTGACATTATTTTGCGTTCCCTCAATTTCAATCGCCCTGTCGCTCGTCTCAATTTTTTTAGCAGATAACTCAATACTTCTTTCTGAATTGACTATGGTCTTACCGGATAACTCAATCACTCGTTCTGATAAACTATTATCTTCTCCGTGAATATTTATAATTCTATCAGAATTTGATAAATCTTCTCCGTGAACTTCTACGGCTCGGTCTGAATTGGTAATATCTTTACCGGCTAAATTTATTGCTCGGTCTGAATTTGATATTTCTTTTCCTTGAAGTTCTAATGCTCTTTCGCTGTTGGAAATATTTTTTCCAGTGATATTTATTGCTCGTTCGGAGTTAGTATTTTCTTTTCCAGTTAGCACAATACTCCTGTCTGAATTTGCAGAATTTTTACCAGTGATAATAATTGCTCTATCTGAATTTGTCGAGGCTTTACCGGATAATTCTATGCTTCTGTCTGAACTATCAGTTGTTCCTCCTCCTCCGCCTGTTGCACTAACTCCCCAAAAAGGCGTTCCTTTATCTTGATAATCTAACCCATTCAAATCTACATCTGATTTTGCTCCGACATTAAGAAAAGGCTTTCCTTTATGTTGCCAATCCATTGTCTCCAAGTTTTCTTTTGTTGGTAAAGCCATTTCATTTCTTTATTATCTCATTATTATTTTTAATCATTTCGAGATTAACTTTTCTGTCGCTCAATTCGATAATTTTATTATCAATCTCTTTTATTTCTTCCACAATATCCTTTTCTTTTTGTGCCTCTCGGTTGATTAAAAATTTTTCCACTCCTTTTTTGACAGTTGCGTCATCTACTTCGCCGTGAAATTTTAAGATAATACTTTCTCCCTCGCCAATGTCAATATACGCCCGATATTTTCCGGCAATGTCCATTTCCTTTTTCCAAATTTTTTTATATTCTTGCATAAATTTAAGCTTGGCTAATTGTTATATCGTCAATATAAACGCTACTATTTCCTGCTACAAAATATCCTTCAAAAATAATCTCTACCACTCCGGCAACAGTCGGCGTGAAGCTAATTGATAATTGTTCCCAATCTGTATCATTAGCTTTGACATCGGCAACATCTGTCGTCACTCCGGCAATCTGTTTGCCTTTACAAACTATTCTCGCACCGACATCGGTAGCGTGGTCTTTTTTAACATAAGCAGAAACCGTCACTTCGGCATTAGCGTTGCAAGCCACTTTAGCAATTCTCATATTTATTGGAAAAGTAGCGTTTCGAATTCCTCTAGTAGTAGTAATTTGCCAAGCTTTTCCACTGGCGGTATGCCGTGTCGTGGCTTGGTGGTAAATTCTACCGCCCATTAAAAATACCACTAAATTTCCGGCAGTGTCGTCGTGATTGAGTGAGTAAATTCTATCGCCATATTCATCATAGAATAGCGTAGTTGCTAATTCAACAAATTCAGTTGCTTCATTTATAATGGCAGTTTCAATATTGGCAAAAGTTCCATAAGTTGCCATTCCTCCGAGTGTGTTATTTTTTGTTTCTAAAAATCCAACAGTGCCACCACTAGGCGTATTGTTAAAGATAACTCCATTTTTTGTATTATCGTGAGAAAGCGTGATTTCATCAATTCTCGAATCAGAATCTGCTCCAATCATTACTCCGTGTCCAGTATTATAAGCAACATCTTCAATCGTTCCAATGCTAGAATTTCTTAAAATAATATACAGTCCGACTGTAGTTGATAAATTTCCTTTAACATTTTTTATTGTTCCAACAACTGAACCTTTTTGAGCAGTTATTTGCGTATAATTAGAATAATTATAATTCATATTATAAATACTATCCAATGTTGAATTTATCATCGTTATTGCTAATCCACCATCTCCGGTATTATTAACATTTCCAATAACGCCTATGTCTAAATCATAGCCATTGGTAATATAAAATCCTCGAGAAGCAGAATTGCTTGAATCTTGCACATCAATCTTAAATCCGACTGGGGTGTCTAAATAAAAATTAGAATAATACCTCGTAGCAGATATTCTATCCAAAGTTATATAATATTTGCCTGACGCAGAATAAATTCCGTATCCTCCTCCATTTGTTCCGTCAAAAAAAGTTTCTCCGTTTTGTTCTGATGATGATGTGTCATATCCTCCTTGAAATGCAAGTCTATTTGCCATACTTCCTCCACTGTCTTGAATTTCTTGAACTTTTGCCGTAGTGCTTGAAGCAAAAACTGTTTTTATTGTTTCTCTTTTGTAAGTAGCAACATTTTCAGTCGTTCCGTAATATTTTCCGATATTCGCAACTTCTGCAGTAGGGTCTCTATCCAAAGTAATAGTATCTCCGACAATACTTTTAATAGCATACCAGCCTTCTTCTCCGCCGTGAGCAAGGGAATTTTTTGAAATAAGACTTGTCAATGAAAGACTGTCCGCTGAACCAACAGCTTTGCAAGCGATAATATTATCAAGATAAATTGTCGGTGTGGTTGGGTCGCTGGTGCAAGTTAGTGAAATACTATTTATATTACTTCCCAAAGCAGAGCCTTTATTAACAGTAATACAATGCCAACGACCAGCATATAATAAATCTGGAATAGCAAAACTATCTACTACTGTCGTTCCGGCGGTATCAGAGCATAAATTTAATGTCATTCCTTTGCCATTAAAAGTTGTGCTGGAAGCCCTTATCCAAAAACTTAATTGTTGATATCCTGATAAATTCAATGCTCCACCTAAATTTCTGTAAGCCAACATTCCAGTTGTAAAACTAGACCCAACTACTATTTTTGCTCCATAAGTCCCTTGTTTGACATAATCAGTAGAAGCAGTTGCTGTAATATTAGCGGAAGCTGTCCAACCACTTTCACATAAATCAACTGTGGCATTGACAGCTGTATCTAAAACAACTGTCGAGCCTTGGTCTGTCCAATCAGCATTTCCAACCGAGGTAGGGTCTGGACTTTTAGCTATACGAATTATATCTCCTCCTCCAACTCGTGCGGCGGTTGCTCCTGATGTTATGGTCTTCCAAGCTAAAGCCCAAGTTGAGCCGTCATTAGCGTCAGAGCCATTGACATAATCTAAATAATATGTCGAGTTGCCGGTCGCCCAGTGGATTATTCTTGACAATTTTGAAGATTTTTGACCTTTGTTAGTCAAGACATCTTCTAAAAAAACTATAAATTTTTTGACAAATTTAATATGCCCAAAATCATAACCACCATTAAATCTTATTCGTAAAAGCAAGTCAATTAGTTTTGACGATATTATGTCATTATTTTTGTCTAGTAATAGTTCTTTGGCTATCAACATATTTTTTACTTAAATTATTACACTCCAAGATATTTCAGGGTTTTTTTCTGACACCCAAATTTGAAGTTTCTTATTTTCATAAATAGCTTCCGCCACTGTATAAAGTTCTTGCTCCTCCATTTGTCCGTTGCATACATCAGCTCCCATTGCTCGAAACATTTTATAGCCGGTTGGCTTTTCTGCCAAATCAAAAACTCGGAACTTTGGATTTCTGCCTGCACTAGGCAAATTCCAGCGTTGTCCCGAGTTTGTGTAAAGTGAAAGAGAAGTTATCTGCAACTTTTCTTCCGTAAGTTTTTTTTGTAATTTCTGCCAAGGGGAAAGTTCGTTTTTAACTAATTGATAATCGCCTTTGCCCTCGTATAGCGTTTGTCCGTTAGATAGACTAACCGACCAATTTATTTGAGTCTTCATAAGCCTCGTTATTTTTAATTTTTAACTATAAGTCAATTCTATTCGATATTTTCCAGTCTTAGCTCCAACACTGGAAGGACTGGCAGAACAAGCAATAAAGAAGTCGTGCGAAGTTCCTGCGGAATTGTCTGCCAATGCTAGGGCTGAACCACTACCCTCTGCGTCTGTGAAATTAGCGTTTCCAACTTCCGCTGCTTTGAAATTTATCCCACTTGGTGCGGTGGCTGGGGTTGAGCCGTCATAAGCGTAAAATATTGCGTCCTCGGTAATGACAGAAGCGTCGTCAGCAAAGTTTATTTTCAAATTAGCCTCTGCGGTTGTAATTTGGTCAAGGTCTTCTGTTCCGTCTCCCCAATCAGCTTGACTGTCTCCGCCTGTGCCTCCTGCTTGCGAAATAAACTTAACATTGTTTGGAGTATTAGCGGAAGACTTGTCGGCGTTAGCGGCGGTTTTGACGTGGTTTGAATCATTATATTCGTCAACAGTTATTTTGCCGTCAAATGTGCCATTGGCAAATTGTAATTTGTCAGTAGCGTCAATAACCGTTGGGGTTGCTCCTTGGAGCGTGTGTGTAAATGTAGCCATAGCTTTTTTATTATTAAATTATTACTTAATTACTTTTTACCTTTCGCCGGTTTTATCATTCTATTTTTTACCGGTTTCATTTCCTTGGTTTGCATTACTGTTTTTTCCACTTTTCTTTCCTCTGTTTTTTCAATCAAGCCTTTTTTCTCGGCAATCTCGATTGAGCTTTCTTCCATTTCCACGACATCGCCTTTTTTAACTGGTGTGCCTCGGAATGAAAAATTTTCTTTTGCGATTACTTTCATAGATATTTTTTTAATTATTATATACAACCTTTACTTTTTAGCAGTTGCATATCTTGTATTCTGATATTAACATATTCTCCTTTTTTTTGCAACTTGCCTTGATATTTGAAATCACTCTTTGCGATTATTCCCTCGGAAGTTATCTCCTCTATGGCTTTTCTCTCCGGTAATTCCATTTTTTCTAATTTCTTTAACCATTTATCATTAAATAATTCCTCATTCTCTCTAGCGTAAGTGAATCGGTCGGCACTCTTGCTCAAAAAATGAGTAATGGCATTTCTGACATATCCGAATTTCTTTTTTTTCTGCATTGCTCTTAGGAAAAAATCAACATCTTCGCCACCATTCATAAATTCTTCATCTAATCCGCCTAATTCTTCCCAAATGTCTTTCTTGACCTTAAAACAAAATCCACTAGGCATACTTTCATATCCGGCAATATCCTCTAGGCTTTTTACAATTACTCCGTTTTCTAATTTTATGCTTATGCCGTATTTAGTCACTTTTCTGTCAGGAATGTATTGAGCAATGCCGGTAATATCGCTATCGTCCTTTACCATTTTCATTAAGTATTCGTGAACTGGGATAGTATCGTCATTCAAGAAAATTAAATTTTCTGTTTCTGCCAGTCTAGCTCCTTTATTACAACTCTCGGAAAATGTGCCACCGCTAATTATGATAATATTAAATAACTTATTGTCTAATGTTTTTAAGCAGTCTGCCAATAGTTCGTGCTGGTCGTGGTGGGGGATAATAATATCAGCAATTTTTTTAAGGTGTTTCTTATATAAATATTTCATCCATTTTTCACTATCATTGCCGGTTGAAATTCCTCCCGGTCGGTTGAATGTTTTGAACAATATCTTATCGCAAAAAACTGGTTTGTGTCCGGCTCGAGTTAGTCTTATCCATAATTCCCAATCATCATATCTTCGCATATCAGGACTAAATTTTGGTTTTGCACTGGCTCTTATCAATGACATTGTGCTAATTCCGTGAAAGTAGTCAATAAATTCTTTGCTCTCCATATCTTCCGGCATTTCTCCTTTGTTGATATTAAATTCTGTCCGGTCGATAATAAATTTCCCGAAAGCCCAATCAGCCCATTTATTTTCCTGCAAGGTTTGGTATAAATTACTTAGACAATCCTTATCTAAATCTAAGTCATTATCACAAAAAAATAAATACTCTCCTTTGGCTTTTTTTAATCCCTCATTTCTTGCCCAACTAGCGCCTTTAGCGTCTTTATCAATAATTTCAATTATCTCAATATTATTGTAGGTCTGTTCTTTAACCGATTTCAAAGATTCGTTTTTCTCTGTTGCTCGGTTTGGAATAATTATTGATATTAGTGGCAATTTTTTCATTATTTTAATATTGTGCCAATGGCTGGGATTTTACTCCCAGCCACGCACATAAATCCTTAATATACTTCAGGAACATCCAACAAAACTACAGCCTCGTTCATCGCCATCATTCCGTCTGTTCTCTTGACTAGACGAACAGTGATTTCATCATATCTAAATCTCTCGTGAATGGAAGCGTCAACTGTAATTCCTTCTCGGTCTCCGATATAATACCAACTAAAATCTACAAAGATAAGGTCTCCCTTAGTTCCAAGTTCTGAAACCTTTTCAGTTTCAATGAAAGGTCGTCCTTTTAAGGTTGGAGGTGTTCCCTCTTTATAGCTGTCAGCCCAAATCGGTCGTCCGGTAGTTGCATCAACTAATCCGTCAAGATATTCAATCACGCTTGTAGAACCAAGCCAAATGGCGTTCTTTCTGAACTGTGGTTTAAGCGAATAAAACATCGAGATAACATCAGCATAACTAACTTTATTAGCCTCTACTCGGTTCACAACTGGCGAATCTTCGTCAGCAATAATACCAAGAGGTTGAGTCTCGCCGTCGCCGTTTAGGAAGGCATAATCTTCAAAATAAACAGCCGCGCGACCAAAAATATTGACTACATAGTTTGCAAAGTCAATATTGCTATCGGACAAAATTTCTCTCGATTCAGAAGTAAGCATAAGCATTTTCTTTGCTACCAAAGAAACTTGTTTTAGCTTAAATTGAGTATCAGTAGTCGTTCCACTTTCGCCAACCCAAGAAACCGTCACACCACCGAAAGAATTACCTGACTGGTCAAGTTTATTTTTCTTCCAAGTGTTTGATTTCATTTTAATAACAGTCGCTCTTGGTCTAACGATAGCTTCTTCTTCCATATAGGACAAAATGGAAGCTTCGAGTTCTTCCGGCACTGTAAATCCTCCGTCGTCATCATCTGTTTCGTTAAAAACAGACTTGGTGTTTCTCATCATTGCTTTCAAATCGGAACAAAACTTATCCATTTCAGAACCAAGTTTTACGAAAGGAGCTTTCGTTCTTTTCATATCCATTAAAGACTTCTCGCCTAGTTCCAAATCCTTGTTTCTAAGGTCAGCGTCTTTTTTGGTTTGGTCTTGAACAATGGTTTTGATTTCGTCCATTTTTCCGGCAACGACATCATTGACAGCTTTGCCAATGAGTTCTAACAATTCTTTTTCGTTCATAATAAAATTTTACTTAATTATTTATCTCCTATTGTCTTGCGCAATTTTATTAGTTGCGCTTCGACAACTTTATCAATAATTTTCATAGCTTCGGCATACTCAAGTTTCAACACTTTTTCTGCGATTGTTTCTTTGGAGCGACCGTCAGTGCCTTTGCCGTCTTTCTCGTCATCGGCTTCCGTAGTTGCCTCTAACAATTTTTTTAACGGCGCGCTTGCACTGTCCATTGAATCAATACACGCTTGAATTAAATCACGATTCTTTTTTGATAGGACTTTCCCAGCTTTCTGCTCGATGTCTTTCTTGAAGTCCTCTAATTCTTGTTTGGTAAAAATTATTTTTTCTTCCTCTTCCTTTTTTTCTTCCTCTTTAATTTCTTTCTTTTCTTCGTCTATGATTTCTTTCCAATTATTTACCGGTAATTCATTGGCTTTTTTATCCATTAAAAATCTTGATACTGTTTTACATTCTAATTTATCAATGCCTTTCATAAGTGCTTCCGCATAAGCTGGCACATTTACAAAGGACACTTCTAGCAATTCTTGTTTCAAAAAATCTACTCCTTTATCATTAAATTGCCATTCAAGAGGCATAAATCCAACAGAAAATGCTTGAATAAATCCTTGCTCGCATAATAGTTTTATCTCTTGACCAAATGGAGTAGGAGCAAATTCGCCTTTTAGCAATAACTCTTTTCCCTCTTGCCATACTTTCAATGCTCTGCCGACTGCTGGTTGATAATGGTCGTGCGCCCATAATAGCACAGGGTTTTTCTTATAATTCTTTAGCTCCCAACCCTCTGCGTTGATAGTATCGCCATAGCGGTCAGTCTTAATACCGGAAACGACAGCCTCAAAAGTGCCGTCATCGCCAACGCTTTTTACACTTAATTCTCCAAGTCCATAAATCTTGTGTTTCATATTGTTATAATTATTATTATTCAATTACTGGTAATATTGTGCAACGACAATTTATGATATTTTCGGGACTGCCGTTTGGGTCTCCCGGATAATCTAATTCTTCATCGCCCACCTCAAATTTTTTATCAATATTGACGACTTGTCCGTCAGCGTGGCTATGTCCGTCTCTCGTTTTTTTGTCTTGTGTTGCCAACCATTCCTTTTTTTTCACTACGCCGGATTGCTTATATCCAAATACTGTTCCTGCATTGTTAGCAGATAGCACCTCTGTTCTCGATATAGTTTTGCTACTGCTTAAAATTCTTAATCCATAAACCTCCTCAATTCTTTTTGCCAATTCGCCAATACTCTCTCCGTTTAATACGCCGTCTGCTAAGGTGTTTTTGATTTTCTTAATAGTCGTCTCATTTACTTCTTCTGCGAATTTCATTGCTTTTAATTCTATCCATTCGGCAGTTATCGGGTCGCTGATTTCAAAATCTTTTTTAATTGATTTCTCTCCGACTTGTGCCAACGCTTCATTTCCAGCCTCCTCAACTATCTTTGTGAAAGTAGGCGTTGATTTCTTTATAAATATTTTAACCTCTTTTTTGAAATTAAGCAAATCCAATTCAGAACTTTTAACAGTCTTGCCAAGTTTTGATTTTTTCAAAGCCTCTAAGGCTCTCTCTTGTTGTTCTCGGAATAATGAATTGACCATTGCCTTAAATTTTTTCTCCCAACCGATAATAGACTTGTCGAAAATATCCCAAGCTTTTTTTCTTTTATCTTCTTCCTCTTTTTTTACAGCATTTTTACTAATTTGATTTTGAATTGATTTTGCTACTTCGATTGTTATTTTGGAAATTAAATCTTCTTTTAGTCTTAGCATTTTTCTTCCTCTAACTGCTTTGCGATAAATCTTTTTTAGTTGCTCCTCTTTTCTTCTTGTGTAAAATTCCTTAGCGGTTATGTTCCCTCCAATCTTAATAATAGCAAAACCTGATTTTGTAATTTTCATAGCTTTATTCGTATCGTCATCGTCTTCGCCTGTGTCGTTCGTATTTTCAATACCCATAGGCATAAGGGATAGCGGTTGATAAATAAAATCTCCTCCCTCTATTGGGTCGTAGCCTTGCTCCATTCTTATTTCGTTGGTCGTCATCCATTTATTATGGGCTTTGATATAGTGGTCATCGAGGGAAGCTTTGTCGTCCGGTGTTGGGTCAATGTTCAATAAAAATAAATCGTCTCCATATTCTGTCACTAAAAATTGATTCAAGACATCGACGTGCTTTTCCATTTTTGGTCTAATTGTTTCCGATAAGAAAGCATACACTCCAGCTTCTGCGTTGGCTCGGTTCACATCGTCAGTTATCGCCATAATTGCCTTGTTCACTCCGAGCGTCATTAAAACATCA